TTATTAAATAAGGCTCATAGTTATTTTCTATTGCTTCTAGGTCTACTCCAGTTTTAAGAGATAGGCTTTTTATACCCATTGGATTAGCAGTAGACATAAGTGCTTTTAATATCTTGTAGTCATCTATGTTCAAACCATTCCCATCTAACTGCAAGCTATCTAAAGTTAAATCAACTATTTCAGAATCAATAATTTTTCTATTAAATACTGTCGCTGTATCATGGCAACGGCTTAATAATCTATTAAGGCTTCTTGGGTTTAACTTTGACGATTTAGAAATTTTATATATCGCATTTTCAGTAGCTTCCAATTTTAATTTAGCAATATTCATTTTCAATATTAGTTGTATTTCATCAATGGTATATCTGTTTAATGGAACTATGATTCCAAATCTTTCTCTTAAAGGAGTTGTAAGTTTTCCTAGATTAGTAGTTGCTCCTATTAAAGTAAAAGGCGGTAAATCTATTTCATACTCACCATTCTTATCTTTAGCAAAAAATTTATTATCAGTCATTGCCATATAAAGACATTCTTGTATTTTTGTTGGCAACGCATGGATTTCATCAATAAATATAAATTGTTTTTTCTTAATTAAGCTAAATGGTTTGTACAGCTCTTCAACTTTGTCTATAGAAGATGCTAATAATAAATAACTTTTAGTTCTAAACTGTTTTGAAATAACATTTGCTAATGTTGTTTTTCCAAGACCACTTTCACCATGAATTAACATATGTGGAAATGGTTGTTTTCTTTTTTTACATGCTTTAATTGTCCAATTCATGGACGTTTTAATTTTGTCTTGACCTATATATTCGTCAAGATTTTTAGGTTCAAAATTCACTTTCCTCTCCCTTTAATTGGAGGTGGACTAACATTGTCTCACATAAGGGTTTCACTTGTCAATCACTATACGACTTGTTTTACATGAAGTTCAAATCATGAATTTTAAGTCACAAAAAGAGGGCTGAATAAGTCCTGTAAAAAATTTATTCAGCCCTGCTGGAACTATTTCTCAGATTCGTCTTCTGAGGTTACCTTGTTTCGTCTGTAGTTTTTAACATCTATCAGACCTATATCACCAACTGGCTCTACTTCAAATCCTGAGCCATTGGGACGAACAACAAATCCTTCAACGAATTTATTCTCAAAAGCACCTTCCACATTGTTAATAGCAGTAGTAATTTCTTCTACTATTTTTTCAACAGATTCAACAGCACCTGATGTTGCTTTTTTAATCTGATGGTTTAGCATTCTAGTGTGAATGGGTTCGCCAGCTTCATAAGTAACCTCTTCACCCATAAAGTCACTAGTAATTGGCTTATCACCCCAATCTCTTTTAATGGTATCGGCTACAGACTTTTCTATTTTGTTACGCAGTGTATTTTCTGCCATTTTATTCCTCTCTAATTTAATTAGAATTTATACAATCTTATTTAGTGTTAAGTCATACTACGTCTACTATGAAATAACTTTATGTATGTTTAATCTATCGCATATTACCTCCAAGTTTTTCATATTTACGACAAGAATCCTGCTCTTGATATCCCACCAGAACTTCTGACAATTGCTTTTTTAAACTCAACATAAAATGCTTGTTTTGCTCTTTCTTTTTCACACTCACCAACTTCATGGTGTAAACAATTACAACAAATATATTTAGTGAGTTTGTGGAGAATCTTTTCATCTGTAAAAATAGGGTACATGTCCATATTTGTTACA